CAATATTGGCGACTACCGAGCCGCCACTGCCCATTTATCCAATGAAGAAGATTTGGCTTACCGCCGACTTTTGGATATGTATTACGACACTGAAAAACCGATACCTTTGGATATTGCGTGGGTTGCCAAGCGCATACGCACCAGCAAAAATGTTGTTCAAGAGGTTTTGAACGATATGTTTGAAAAGCAGGAAGATGGGTTTCATCACATGAGATGCGACCAAGAGATTGTTGTTTACAAAGGCTTTTCTGATGCTGGCAAACGTGGGGCGGCTAAGAGGTGGGCAAAGGGAGGTGATAGCCCCCCCATAGCCTCCCCTATGCTAACCAACAACCATGAACCAATAACCAATAACCATAATATATGTATTAGTCCGCCTGACGGCGAACCATTGGCAGAGACTGTTAAAAAATTACCCGGTTGTGACCACAAAAGCGTCATTGCGCTGTATCACCAGCATTTGCCGACCATGCGAAGAATTGAGGTGTGGAATGACACAAGGGCTGGCTACCTACGCCAACGATGGCGGGAAGTGGCAACGGAGTTGGGGCAAGAAAAGGACATTGTTGTTCAAGATGTTTTAAGCTGGTGGGAAGAATTTTTTCAACACGTTGGCAAATCCAAATTTTTGACAGGCAGAGTTAATGATAAAGGTGGGCGAGCTTTTGTTGCTGACCTTGAATGGATTTTGAAACCAAGCAATTTTGCAAAAATAATTGAAGGGAAATATCATGGCACTTAACAATTTTGCGAGAAAAGAACCAGAATCAAACAACGATGAGCAACGGCTGATGTGTACAACGCCCGGATGCAATAAGCGATGGTCTGTGAACATGGGAAGCCCAAAGTGTTCATTTCATCAATGGGGCAAAGTAAAAGACCTAGACGTAAAAAGTCAATTACCCAAGCTGGAAACGCCTGTTGACATGGATGCATGGTGGCAAAAGTGACAAAAGAACAAGCAAACAAATTATTAGACGAGGTCAAAGATGGAAACAATTACGCATCAATCTATGCAATTACCAAAGCCCTCTGGAAAACAGGCGACTTTAGATTATCAAAAAACCCTAGAACATCTGATTTGGATGGCATCCATGAAAGGCGCGAAACAATACGCTTGGGACAGAGCGCAAAAATTAGACGCTGACCCAACAGGGTTATGGCGCGGGATTGCGGAAGATTTAACAAAGGCGATGAATGAGAAAAGCGGCAAAAACGGACAGAAACCAGACTGAGGTTGTGACCGCATTGCGTCAAGTTGGTGCAAGCGTCCAATCGTTGGCGGCAACAGGCAAAGGCGTTCCTGATTTGCTGGTTGGCTACAAAGGCATCAATTATTTGATGGAAGTCAAAGATGGCAACAAAGTGCCAAGCGCACAAAAATTGAGCATTGACCAAGAACATTGGCACAGCGTTTGGCAGGGAACAGTCCACATTGTCAAGTCAATTGATGAAGCGTTAAAAATATTACAGGATAAAAAATGATTTACAGATTAGAAAACAGCAAGCAAGCGCACACGTTAATTTTGACTTTGTGGGAAAAAATTAAAATTGCTTTGGATTCGGGCAAATGCTTAACACTGGAAATTAAAGCCGAAAGCAAAACCCGCGACCAAGAAGAAAAGTATCACGCCATGATTGCGGACATTGCAAAACAAGCACAGCATCAAGGTGCGCGATGGAATGCGGAAGATTGGAAAAGGTTGTTGTTGCATGAGTTTGCCAAGCAAGCCAATTTGCCGCAAGGCAGAATCGTTGCAAGTCTTGATGGCACTGGCATTGTCCAGCTTGGTTTGCAAAGCAGGAAATTAACAAAAGAACAAGGCAGTGAATTTATTGAATTCCTGTTTGCATGGGCGGCACAAAATGGAGTCACATTGACATGAGAAAACAATGCCGCAGAAAAGTATGGGCGAAAGTCAATCCAATTGAATACGCCATTGCTGGAGCGTCAATCACAGCAGAAGACAAATTGGACAGATTGCGCTTGGGCGAATTAAGCGCAATTGAAAGCATGGTCAAAGGCAATGGTACTGTTGCGGATTGGCGAGCTTTGGTGGATATGTTGAACATCGCTGAAACAATGGCAAGCAACGGAATTGGCGTAGAAGTGCTAGAAGTCTGCACAATTGTTCAAGAAGAATTGGAATCAACTGCCAGACGCTATGAAAAAACACGCAAAATGGGCTTAACAGGCATTGGCATCAAATATGTCAAAGAGCTATACCAACTTCATGACTTACAAAGAACCAGCATTAGTCGGTCAGAATATGAACGCATGATAGAAAAAACCAGCAATTACATCCGTTCTAATCACCACAAGGTTGTTCACATCACATGAGACAAAAATTCCAATACTGGCGCAGTCGCAAGCATTTGCAAAACGTGGCATCACTGCCATGCCAGCATTGCGGTTTAGAGGGGCAAACGCAAGCCGCGCATAGCAACATGGCAACGCATGGAAAAGGGCGGTCTATCAAGGCATCTGACCACTTCTGTGCGGCTTTATGCTTTGCTTGCCATCACGATTTGGATGCTGGTCACGGCTTAACAAAAGATGAAAAGCAATTGATGTTCATGAATGCTTTGCGGAAAACATGGGCTGAATTGCAAGCGCATGATTTGATTCTTATTGACACGCCTGACTCGCTATCGGACAATTAACAAAACATTAAGACGCATGGAGATTGGCTGGTTCATGTGGTTGCCGTTGAAAAACTTGCGCCATCTCTGGTAATTCCTCCCCAATCTCCAGCCGTGTTGGTGAAAGCGGATGCTGATGAAAAGCCGCAAGAGCAGAATGTTGCGCCTCTGCCCCAGACGTAGCGAGTAATCAACAACTTTTAAAGGAACATCATGGTTAAATTTACCGCAAGCATTGACCGCAAAGAAGCCCAAGGCAATGACCCGCTAATGCAATTTGTAATGTGTATGCTTCATTCACGCACCAATGCACATTTACAACATTGGATGACCGCAAGCCGAAGCGACCACACAGCTTTAAATCTTTATTACGATGGCGTAGTTGAAATTATTGATACATTTGTGGAATCATTTCAAGGTCAATACGGCAAATTGCACGATGTAATAGATGGTTACACATTCCCTACTGGTAAACCATTAGATTACTTTATGTATTTAGCAGATGAAATTGACACATTGCGTAAGCAAAACGGCTTTCCACAAGATAGCTGGCTACAAAACATTGTTGACGAAATGCGAGCATTGGTATCACAAACCATTTATCAATTGCGCGAATTAAAATAAAACAGGACATTACATGACAGCACAGTTGAAAATCGTATACAAGAAAACCGAGGATTTGATTCCTTACGCAAAAAACAGCCGAACCCATGATGAAAGCCAAATTGAGCAAATAGCGGCAAGCATCAAAGAATTTGGATTTACCAACCCAATTCTTTTAGACGGACAAAACGGCATCATTGCTGGTCATGGGCGAGTATTGGCGGCACAGCATTTGCGCGAAGCCAAAGTGCCAACTATTGAGTTATCGCATTTAACCGATGAACAGAAAAAAGCATACGTCATTGCGGATAACAAACTTGCATTAAACGCAGGGTGGGACAATGAGCTTTTAGCATTAGAAATAAGTGATTTAAAAGACATTGGTTATGATTTAGATATATTGGGCTTTGACCATCATGAGCTACAATCCTTGTTTGGTGGCGATGAAAAAACAGACCAAGACCAGCCAACCAAAATTAACTTCACCATTCAATTCAACATTATTTTTGATGATGAGGAACAGCAGTTAGATTGGTATAACTTTGTCAAATACCTAAAAGACCAGTACCCAGACGCAGAAACTGTTGGTCATCGTTTGCAATTGTTTATTCGGGCAAATGGCTATGGCACGGATTAAAAAATACATTGATATTGATGTGTTAACTGCCGCCAAACAGCGGATTAACCATTTAATTGATACTTTTGACACACTTGCCGTTATGTTTTCTGGCGGCAAAGATTCACTTGCTGTTTTGCATTTGATAAAAGAAGTCTACGATGAACGCGGCATTACCAAGCCTGTAAATGTGGTGTTCCGCGATGAAGAATTGATACCAATGGAGGTAATTGATTTTGTAGACAAGTATCGCCAAGAGCCTTGGATAAAAATGATTTGGTTTGCCGTGCCGCTGGCATCAACCAAATACATTCTTGGGATGTGCCATGTCTACACCCAATGGGACAAAAAGCGTGAGCATATACGCCCAATGCCAGAATGGGCGGTTACTACGCCAGACAATGACCCAAGGGTTTTTGACCAATACACAATGGATGACTATGCCGCTGAGTATTACAAGGGCAAGGTGGCTTTTTTAACTGGCATCAGGTCAAGCGAATCCATTATGCGGTTTCGCGCCAGCGTCAACAAACTCAATGAAAACTACATTAATGCCGTTCCATCAACAGACAGGGTAAAGCTATGCAAGCCCATCTATGATTGGGAAGAAGATGATGTTTTCCGTTATTTTTACGATAGAAATATTGCCTATTGCAAACTGTATGACCAGCAGATGTGGGCGGGTCAATCAATGCGCGTTTCTACGCCTCTCCATGCGGAAAGTGCCAAGCGGTTTGACAAAATCAAGCAATCTGCGCCAGAAATGTATGCCAAAGTCATTGAAATATTCCCCGAAATGCTGGCGCATGAACGCTATTACAAGGAATTAGACAGGGACGCTATCAAAGCCAAATATGGTCAAACTTACGAAGGTGTCCGGGCTTGGATAGAAGAAAACATTGAAGATGAAGAACAATATCGCAAGGCATTAAATCGGTACAACAGCGTCATGAGCCGCGCCAAAAAGTTTCCCAATGCGTATCCGCCCAAGCATTTACTCAATGCTTTCATGAGTGGCGCATATAAACGCGAAATCTTGCCGCAAAAAGCATAATCCCATAATCACCTGTAAAGGACAACATGACACAAGACCCTATCAATCGGATTGAATGGCGGCTGGCATCCACATTAAACGCCAATGATTACAACCCAAACGTGGTTTTTACTCCAGAATTAAAGCTGTTGGAACGCAGTATTTTGAAAACTGGATGGGTGCAACCCATTTTGATAACCCAAGACGGCACAATTATTGACGGCTTTCACCGCCATCGGTTGGCACAGGACAGCACCAAATTAAAAAAGGTTTACAAAGGCAAAGTGCCATGCGCGGTTATGGATATAAACCAAACAGAAGCAATGATTGTGACCATTCGCATGAATCGTGCAAAAGGTTCTCATGTTGCGGTGCGTATGTCCGAGATTATTCGCAACCTCATTGATACACATGGAATGCTTCCAGAAGAATTGGCAAGCGACATTGGTGCAACCAAGGCAGAAATTGACCTTTTATACCAAGATGGTGTGTTCAAAATGAAAAATATTAAAGATTACAAATATAGCAAGGCATGGATACCAAGTGACACAAGGCTGGAAACATGAGGTTTAATTCCAAAGAGCACATACAAACCTATGTAAATACTGGCAAATTTCCAGCAATCCACTCGCCTCTTGTATTACTTGCAATAGAGCATTTGAGTGGTCGCAGAGGTTTAGATTTGTGTTGCAGTCATGGTTTATTGGGTGAGCAATTACACAAACGTCATGGGTTTTATATGTTTGGCGTGGATGGTGATGCCAAATCTGTGGCATTGGCAAAAGACAATTCCATAACAATGGATATTTACCATGTCAAATTGAAAGCGGAAACTTTTCCTGTTATTTTTAAGCTCATTGAAGAAAAAATGCTGGATGTTTTGATTGCAAGACGCTGTTTTCCTGAGCTTTTTGGGGACAATTTGCAATTAGGCGATACATTTTTTGGTGAAATAAAAAGGTGCGGCATAAAGGAAATTGCGGTGGAGGGGCGCGTCCAAACACTAAAAGCAACCAATGCGCTGGCATCAATTGACGCTGAGATTGCACTGGCATCCAAATATTTCACAGTAAAAATACGCCAAGGCAACACCGCAATTCTGCAAGCAATATGAACCATTACAACGGATTTAGCCCGGCACAGCGAAACAAAGCTCAAGCATGGCTTAACAAACAGTGGTCAACTGGTTCATTTGCGCGTCCTATGTCTTGTTGCGCTTGCACACAAGATAAAGGGATTATTGATGCTCATGCGGAAGATTATTCTGAGCCATTTGCCCAAGGCAAAACAGACCAATATCACCTGTGCTTTCGCTGTCATATGGCGGTTCATTGCCGCTTTCGCAATCCAGATGCTTATGCTAGGTACGCGCAAGAGGTATACGCTGGCACTGTATATAAGCCGTTTTACACAAGAGATTTCTTTGCTTTTGCCAAACAGCAGTTGGATGATTGGTGTCCTGCAATTGACTATTATTCATTAAATACTACAAATGTCTTGGACGTAATAGGAAGCGGATATGCCAAGCGTACCTAAAGCTACCAAATGTTCTCATCTTGGATGCCCAAACACCAGAAGCAAGCTCAATACGTTTTGTTTAGAGCATGGTGGTCTACAACACACCAATCATGGGAAAGAGAATCAATATGGTAATCCTGCGTGGCGCACAATACGTAGAGCACAGCTAAGTAAACAACCACTATGTCAATCATGCCTAATAAATGGGCAAATAGTATCCGCTAACCACGTTGACCATGTCTTTCCTTGGCGACAAATCGGGGAACATTCATTCCTGCACAACATCTTTCAAAGCCTGTGCCATGAATGCCACAGCTACAAAACAGGGCAAGAACGCAAGGGCGTTTACTATCACTTCTCTACCCAAGGCACACAGGCATTGACACAGGCAGATTACAACGCACACATGGGGCAATGGAATAAAAATGCACAATAAAAGCTCAACGAACATAAAAAAAATTGTGTTTGGTAAATTTTTTTATTTAGAAACTTAAAAAATGTCCAGTTACGTCACAG